GAATATTAGGTTTGGATAAATTTGATTATAGAATAAGACAATTAGAAAGAAAAAATTATTGGAGGGAAAAATATAATCATGGCTTATCTCAACGCAAATCTACCTCCGATATATTGTAAAATAAGAAAGGAATATCTTTATGACCTTAAAGAACATCATGGAGAAACTGAAGATTGTGTTATCTTCGGGCTCACGTCTATTTCAGGAAGGGCTATCTTATTTAACATTATGTTACCCAATGGTGCGTGCTATTGGAGATTGCCTATCTCAGCGTTTTTCCAAAAATCGTATGATAGAGCCTCTGTGCCGGATATGCAGACGCACGAGCTGGAATTGTGGAACTGTTTCAGTTACTGGCCTAGTGTTACTTGCTTTGATTGGTTGGATGGTGTAAGGGGGAAATTCCTTGGTTTAGATAAAAAATTTTATCATGGTAAATATTTGTTTACTATTGATTGGGCTCACCCAGATGTTAATATTTTAGATGTCGAACATTCTGAAATACCTCAAGAACATAAGTGTGCACATATATTGGAGCTCAATAACGGTAATTTTGCAGCTCAGCCTAATAATCGTTGCCTGTGGCACATTAATAGCTATACTACTGATAACTCTTGGCCTGACTTTAAAGTCCAAAATACTTATTGGGATGCGGAGGATAGTGGACATGTCACAGAGGATAGTGATAAAATGTTCTACGATATGGAAAAAATAGATGAGTAAAAAACCACTCAACATCTCTGAAGAGGCAGCCGTGCAAATGCCTATGAAGACGGTTGCTAGTTTGATCGTAATCGTCGCCCTCGGCACCATGGGCTATTTTCAAATTATAGAACGTCTTAATGTTGCAGACACTCGTATACAGATCATGGAAAAAGATCTCGAAGAGAACACAGAGTTTAGAATCAAGTGGCCACGTGGACAATTAGGTTCATTGCCCGCAGATTCTGAGCAGTTCATGATGATCGAAGATCTTTATAAAACCACAGACAAATTAAACAAACACATAGAATCCATGGCACTAAATAAAGTAAATATAGAATTTTTAAGAAAACAAATGGATAAAGTTTTGTCAGATATTGAAAAACTAAAAGATGCAAATCGTGAAATTAAATACAATGGTAATGGTCAATGATTGAAGCTGTAATAGGATTACTTATGTTTGTAAACGGAGAGATTAAAGAGGCACGCTTGCAACCCTCAATGGCAATTTGTTTACGAGGTAAGCGTGAGGCTGAGAGACAGTACAATGAATCAGTGACTTACAAATGCTGGCGTGGAAAGGCAGAGCTAGAAGATAATATAGACGGAAGTAAAAGTATAAAAAAACTTATTATTGAGTAATGAAGCTTTTAATGATTGTCATTGTATCGGGAGGTTACATGTTAGAACCCATAGATGTACCAGATAACAAAAGCTGTGAACAAGTTTATAATGAACAGGTTGAGATTGTGCCAAATCCAAAGTATACTAATGGTAATGGAGAAAATTGGGTTGTAATTAAATGGGGCGATAAAAAAGTAATAGGATATATTTGTAATGAATCTTAGTCGTAATTTCACTCTTTCAGAGCTTATTAAATCAGATACTGCGATTCGTAGGGGTATCAATAATAATCCTAACGCAGAACAAATAGAAAAATTAAAATTATTATGTGAAAATATTTTACAGCCAGTGCGTGATCACTTTGGCAGGGTTAAAATCACAAGCGGATTTCGTAGCAGTGAATTGTGCGTAGCCATCGGCAGCTCGATTAACAGCCAGCATGCACGGGCCGAAGCAGCGGATTTCGAATGTATTGGCACAGACAACGCTGAATTAGCTGACTGGATTCATAAAAACCTTACGTATGATCAGCTCATTCTCGAGTTCTATACTCCGGGTGAACCTAACAGCGGGTGGATTCATTGCAGTTGGATACCAGATCAACCCAGAGCATCGCGTCTACATGCATTCAAATCAGAGGGTAAAACAAAATATAAACCAATAATAGGTAGTGCAAAGGATATAGTATAATGCCAATAGGAAGATCACAAATGCCTAAACAAGTTGAGGGACAATTAAGAGGAGCTAGGAAAGGTAAAAATGATAAAAGGAGACAGCTCAGAATACGAGTTACTAGAAAAGTGGGCAAAAGGATTATCAAATCTAAATAACTATAAATTAAGTTGTGAGATTGGAGTTAGAGAGGGGTTAGGATCTAAGATTATTCTTGATTCGTTACAACCCCATGAACATTATGGTATCGATCCATACGGTAATTTAAAATATCAACATTATGATGATAGTCCAGCATACACTGCAGATTATACAGATGAGATGAAAGATCGTTTACAGAAAGATCTATCAAGTTATAAAAACTTTGAGTTGTTTGCAATCACTGATACTGATTTTATGAATATCTATCATCATTACAGTCCTTATTGTTTTGTTCATTTTGATGGTCCACACATGACTAGAGATGTTTTGACTGAAGCTGTTTGGTTTGCAAATCGTGCAGGAACCAATTGTCGATTTGTTTTTGATGACTATCCTAAATATGATATGCCCTTAATACAGGCCGCTTTGGTGCCTTTTGGATTTAAGAAATTTGAGGCAGGAAAAAATAAGATATGTCTAGAAAAAAGAAGAAGCGACTCATAAAAAACCCAGAGGCATATAACGTCAGGACTAGACGATTTCGTTCAAAAGTGGTACAATCAAAGAAACTTTATAACAGGAGCAACAATGACAAAATTATGTCCGAGAGGTAAGGCTGCGGCGAAGAGAAAATTTAAGGTGTATCCCAGTGCATACGCTAATGCTTACGCTAGTAAAATTTGTGCAGGAAAAATTAAAGATCCATCTGGTGTAAAAAGAAAAGATTTTAAAGGTCCTAAACCTGCAGGAAAAGCAAAAGGCGGAATCATAGATACTACAAAATTTACTTATGTCTAAGCAAGGAACATGTTGGGATGGATACATGCAAAAAGGCATGAAGAAAAAAGGTGGGAAATTAGTTCCTAATTGTGTTCCAGCTATGAAGTCAGGTGGTTTGACTAAGTGGTTTAATGAAAAATGGGTCGATATTGGCGCAAAAAAGAAAGGCGGAGGTTTTAAAGAATGTGGAAGAAAATCTGCAAGTGGATCAAAAAGAAAATACCCCAAATGCGTGCCTGCTGCAAAAGCCGCCCGTATGACAGAATCGCAAAGGCGTTCTGCTGTTGCAAGAAAGAGAAGTAAAGCACAGGGTGTAGGGGGTAAACCTACAAATGTAAGCACCTTTGCAAAAAAGAACCAAGGTGGTATAATAGATTCAACAAAGTATAGAATTTTATAGGAGTTACTATGGCTAGAAAAGAAGGACTTAGACCGATTGGGGATTCAATAAAAAAAATTATTGAAAAAATTCAAAAGGAAAGACAAGAAAGACAAAAAAAAGGTAAACCAATTAGAACACAACCTAAATTACCTGGATTAAAAAAAGGTGGTGATGTAAAAAAACCAATTAAAGTAAAAAGAATTGCAATTGGTATTGGTAAAGTAAAAGACTATCCTGGTATTAAAAAAATAATTGAAATGAATAAAAAAGGTAAAAAAAGATTTGCTGAAGGTGGTATGATACCTAAAACACCTAAACAAAAAAAATTCGCAGCATTAGCTGAGCCTAGGGATAAAATAACCTATGCAGATAAAATTGCAGGTGCTACGGGTAAATCCAAAAAAATGAAACAAGGTGGTATGGCCAGAGGTGGCGGTGCTGCAATTCGAGGTAATAACTTTAAAGGAGTATACTAATGGATAAAATAAAACCTAAAAAGAAAATGGCTATGGGCAAAATGATGAAAGGCGGCGTAGCTAAGAAAAAAATGATGGGCGGTGGAATGTCAAAAAAACCTATGGCTTATAAAAAAGGAGCCATGGCAAAAGCCGGTAAAATGATGGGCGGTGGAATGTCTAAAAAACCTATGATGATGAAAGGTGGCGTTGCAGAGGCTGCTCGAAAAATAAAAAATAAAAAATAGGAATATGTTTAAATGGCTACATCGGGAACTACAGCATTCGATTTATCGATTGATGATATCGTAGAAGAAGCTTACGAGAGATGTGGCCTTTCAACAAATTCAGGTTATGATTTAAAAAAAGCAAGACGTGGTTTAAATGTTTTGTTTTCTGAGTGGGGAAACAGAGGTGTTCACCTTTGGAAAGTTGAAAAACAAGTTCAAGCTTTAACTGCTGGCACTGCTACTTACACTACACCAACTTCAACTAATGATGTGCTAGAGGCTTATGTTTCTACAGCATCAGCTCCAGGCACAAATGTAACTGATGTTACTTTATCTAAAATAGATAGATCTACATATGCAGCTTTACCTAATAAAGGTGCAACAGGTCAACCATCACAATACTATGTTGATAGACAAACAACACCTACTATTACTTTGTATTTAACACCTGATGCATCTACTTACACTCATCTGTGTTATTATACTTTGAATAGGATAGAGGATGCAGGTGCATACACAAACAATCCAGATATACCTTTTAGATTTTTGCCTTGTATGATTTCGGGACTAGCTTTTTATCTATCTCAAAAATATTCGCCTGAAAGAACTCAATCTTTAAAACTATATTATGAAGATGAATTAAAAAGAGCTCTTGATGAAGATGGTCAAAGAACTTCTGTATTCATATCACCAGCTAATTATTATCCAACGAGGAACTAATGGGAAGATTTGCGAAAGGTAAAAATTCACAAGCTATATCAGATCGTTCAGGTCAAGCATTTCCTTATTCTGAAATGGTAAAAGAATGGAACGGATCTATAGTCCACATATCAGAATTCGAAGCTAAACATCCACAGTTAACACCAAAAGTTTATGGTTCAGATCCACAAGCTTTATTAGATGCAAGACCACAAAAACCAGATTTAACAAAAAGTTTTACTTTGTACATAAATAACAATCCAGATAATTTACCACAATTTAACAGCTTCAGCATGTTACCATCTTCTAGTGATAATATTATAGGAACTTCATTAACAAGTTTTTCTGCAGAAACTGCAATTGGTAATGTAACAGTGAGTATTACATAATGGCTATAACTTATTCAGATTTTCAAACACAAGTAAGAGCTTACACTGAAGTAGATAGTAATGTTTTAAGTGATACTCTCATTGATCAATTTATAAGAAATACGGAGTTAGATGTTGCAGGAAAAGTAGATTATGATGATATTAGAAAATACGCTACGTCTTCATTTACAGCTAATAAAAGATACCTAGTAACGCCAGCTGACTTCTTAATTATCCGTTCTTTACAAGTTTTTGCTGATACTACAATTACTTCAGAGAGAACCTTTATGGAAAAACGAGATACAAGTTTTATCACAGAATTCAATGGTTCAGGGGCTACAGGACAACCAAAATATTATGCTAATTGGGACGATAATACTATCGTCGTGGCTCCGACTCCTAATATAAATTACGCTACACAGCTAAATTATATCATTGACCCGCCTCATTTTACATCGACGAATACTACCTATCTATCAACTTATCAGGACGCTATGCTTCTTTACGGTGTGTTAGTGGAGGCTTTTTCATTTTTGAAAGGGCCGATGGATATGTACAATCTATATAAAAACATGTATAATGAGGCAATAAACTCTTTTGTTCTACAACAAACAGGTAGAAGAAGAAGAGCTGAATATGATGATGGTGTTCCAAGAATAAAAGTGGCGTCACCATCACCTTAATATAGGAGCAAATTATGGCAATAACTACTAACGCAATAGCAAACTCTTTTAAAAAAGAATTGCTTGAAGCAAAACACAACTTTACACAAACATCTGGAGATCAATTTAAAATTGCACTTTACACAAACTCTGCAACTTTAGGTAAATCTACAACTTCATTCACTACAGACCATCAAGTAAGTAATACAGGTCAATACACAAGTGGTGGTGGAAAATTAGCAAAAGGATCACAACAAACTTCAGTAGCATCAAGCGTCGCTATTGTTGATTTTGCTGACAGATCTTTTACAGGAGTTACTTTAACTGCTAGAGGTGCATTAATTTATAATACATCGAATTCTAATACAGCAGTTGCAGTTTTAGATTTTGGAGGAGACAAAACAGCTACAGCTGGAACTTTTACAATTCAGTTTCCTGCATTTACTACAAGTGCTGCTATACTTAGAATTAGTTAGGAGATTAAATGGCGTTTGTAATAAACGATAGGGTAAAGGAAACCACTACCACTACCGGTCAAGGAAC